AATTCTTAGCTTGGCAGTGTACTCTTCAGTACCTTGTCCAGCCACTCTATATATTTGACCCCCTAATTCATCGTAATTTATTTCACCTGGTAAAGGTTCGGCTTCAAGATAGGGTTTTATTGATATGTCGTTTATTTGTAAGTTAGGTATATATTTATCGACTGCTTGTCTAACGTCTGCCTTGATAGCGTCAAATGTCGGACCATCCATTGGTTCAAAAATAAATTCGTAAATACGTGTACCAAAATCAGGTAAATAATACCTACTTCCCTTTCTAGTTAATATCAAATGCAGTAAATCTGCCCTAATTTCTTCGTCCGAAGAACGAGTCAATCTAAGGTAGTCCCCCTGTAAACTATCTCTAAATGGGAAAAATACTCCGTATGTTTTACCGTCTGCCATATTTCATAAATATAATCACAGATTATTTTATCTAAATATAAAAGAAAAAAGGTTAGACGAATCCAACCTTTTTCTAATATAAACCATTATTTTATCGTTTAACCTTCACACGCAACACATTGTAAATCATTAAGATTCAATTTTTTTCTTGCGAATGCTTGTGCTGAGTTCATCGAATGTTGATAATATAGTGTCTTTACGCCTAATTTCCATGAGTCAATAAGTAGTTTATTAACGTCTTTAGTCGGCATCTCAGGTGAAACCATTAAATTTAATGACTGTGATTGGTCAATATAGTCTTGTCTAATTGCCGCTTGATTAATAATAGACGATTGATTGATTTCCGCAAATGTTCTAAATACATCTTTTTGGTCATCAGTCAAGATTTCTAAGTGTTGTACTGAACCATCAGCTCTTTTTATACTATCCCAAACTTCTTTATTGTCCTTACCCATCGTACTTAATAATTCTTTAAGTACAGGATTTTTAATTGTTACTTTCATCTTAGCGACATCTTTTACATAACAATTTGACCATATTGGTTCAATAGATTGTGAGACTTGACCAAGAATAAATGCGGAAGATGTTGTAGGTGCAACAGCATTAAGTGTCACATTTCTTCTCCCATAACCTTTTAGATATTCAGGTTCTCCAAATATTTCAGCAAGTTTTTCAGACGCTTCATATGACTTATCTTTAATAGTTTTAAACACCTCAACGTTTAATTTTGCAGTTTCTTTTGTGTCAAATGGTAACCCTTTCGATTGAAGTAGTGAATGCCAACCCAACACACCTAATCCAAGTGCTCTTTGTCTTTTAGCAAAATTGTAAGCTTTTTCCATATAGAAGAAAGCCAGTCTACCTTCTCTAGTACCATTATCTCTTAGTTCTTCTAACTTATTACAGTAGTCGGTCACTACGGCATCTAAGAAATAAACCATAGTCTCAACTGCATCAGTATCTTTCCATTCATCATAATGAAGTACATTCATGGATGATAAAACACAAACAAATGATTCATCGTCTGAATTGTGTAACGCTATTTCAGAACAAAGGTTAGAGTTGTAAATTTTAGCCCCTTTATCACGATAAACGTCAGGTGCGTTATTATTCATTGTGTCGTGAAACATAATATATGGGTAACCAATCTCACCTCGTCTTTGTATTATTTTCGCCCACACCTTTCTTTTCTCATCATCACCCGCTATCATTTCTTCCATAAACTTATCGGTTACTGTAACCGCATGTGTTAAATCTTGAATAGACGCCCCTTCAGTACCTATCTCTAAGAACTCCATAATATCTGGATGTTCAACAGGTAAGTAAGGTGAGAAACGACCCCTACGTGTCGCCCCTTGTGAGATATTATCTACCACACTCTGAAAAAGATTCATGAAGTGAACAGCACCAGGAGCATGTCCATTATCGGTTATTTTAGCTCCACGACCACGAAGATTACCAAAGTAACCTGATGTACCGCCACCCATTTTACTCATCTCACCAACTTCAGATTGAGTAAAAAGAATTGATTCAATATTATCACTTACATTAGAACCAAAGCAACTAACAGGTAACCCTCTTTCTTTACCAAAGTTTGCCCACACTGGCGACGATAATGAATACCATCCTTTACTCATGTAGTCATAAAATTTATCGGCAAAACCTTCTTTATTTAAAAGTTTTTCTGCGTGTTCCGCTATTGTTTTTATTCTCTCTAAAGGTTCCTCACCTTCACTTAAATAACCTCTACGAAGAAACGTTATCGATTCTTCATTAATCCAATTAAAAGGTTTTCTATTTTTCATATTTTTATTTTGTTATTATTTTTTTTTAAAATAAATCGTTAGATGTTATTGATTTTTGTTTTTTACTGTAGTTAATACTTCTTTTGTTAAAAAAATCAGTATGTTTTGTTGTTAAAATTTCATCGTCAAACCATTCTGTGGTTTCCAATAAGGTTTGATTAATTTCAAAAATACTATCAACCCCAATGGAATTTAATGATACGTTGAATCTGTGTTTAATAAACTCCATAGTTTGTTCTTTAGTAAGAAAATCTAAATCACCTTTCTCAAAAATCCAATTAACCACTTCTGTTTCAGCTTCATAAGCTTCTTTAGTTGAAATAATCAAATCCTCCACTAATTGTGGTGTCCACCAGGATGGGTTTTCTTTTTTAATTAAGTTTACTAACTCAAAACCAAACTCAGCGTGAATGTTTTCTTCTTTAGATGTTGCTTCAACAGCATTACTAATACCTTTTAATTTATTTTTATGTTTATTAAAAGACATAATAACTAAAAATTGCGAAAACAATGATACATTTTCAACAAACATAGAAAATAAAACTATTGATTCAAAATATTCTTTATCGTCAACAGACTTAGAGTTTGAGATAGCCTTCTCTAAGTACTTAATTCTTCTTCTTACTTGAGGCACCTCTAATAAATTTTCAAATTCATTATTAAGACCTAACAATTGAATTAAATGTGAGTAAGCATCTGCATGTCTTACTTCTGACTCCGCAAATGTCGCACCTACATTACCAATCTCAGGTTTTGGCATTCTCTTATAAATGTCACCCCAAAATGATTTCACCGCAACTTCAATTTGTGAAATTGCTAACATCGCTCGTTCAACTGCAGACTTTTCTTTTTCATTTAAATGTACCTTATAATCTTGAATATCAGACGTATAATTAAATTCAGTATGTACCCAATATGAGTGTCTAATAGCATCTACATACTCATTTAAGTTTGGGTACTCGTAAGGTTTAAGATTAATTCTTTTTGAAAATATGTTAGGTTGATTCTTAGAACGATAAATAATGTATTCTTTAGCGACATCGTTTAATCCGTTATCCATTAATTTATTTTCAACCATATCGTGAATCTCATCCACGTTAGGTACCCTATCTTTATTTCCTCTAAAAAGACCTTTTGTTGTGAGTCTGGCGACTTTTTCAACCATTTCCTCATTTACTTTATTAATACTTTTCATGGCGTTTAAAATCGCCATTTCAATCTTTTCAGATTTAAAAACTACTTTATCTCCACTTCTTTTTATAACGTAACGAATGTCTTTAGTGACACTATCAATTAGATTGTCCATTTACTTTTGTTTTTAAAAAATTTTATATTGTACTTTCCCTTTGTTTTCTCTTTTGTAGTAGTTCTTGAATACGTACTTTGTTTTTCTCTTCTTTTTGTTCTTCCATACCTAAGAAGGTTACACTACTATCCGTATCAATTTCTATCATTTCGTTATCGAATTTGCAATTTTCAAATACAATACCATCTTTACCAATTCTTGATTTGGTAATTGCTATTGTCGCTAAATTCATTTCTTTCTGCTGTAGGGATTTAGCGATAGAAATAATAACGTGACCTACTTGGGCCTTTTTAATTGAACCACCCATTTGGTCTGTGGTCACAACTTCAGAAGATATTGAGGAACGATTCCCTTGAGTTGCCGTCCAACCTGCAATATCTAATTCATGACACATGGATTCAAATCCTCTCATAACCGAACCTTCACTTTTCCATTCGTCTCCTAAGTTCTTATCAGGAACTATACAATCAATATAATCCACACAACTAAATCTAATTTAATTCCTTCAGCAATCATCTTACGCATTTGATTCTTTATCTGATTCATCGTTAATGTATCTGAAGGTAACTTTTTTAGTATAAGTCTGTTAGGTGCATTTTCTTTAATTTGTTTAACTTTTTCTAAAACTTCTTCTCTTTGTAATGACAAATTATCTGGTGCGATTTTTGTCCACATAGTGAAGTGTTTTCTTTGTATAATTTTAGGGTTATCCTCAAAAAATATTTGTAATACGTTATAACCTAAGTTAAATGCATTATTTGCAATTTTACTGAGAACTGTGGTTTTACCAACACCTGTCGGAGCCAGAATAACACCAATTTCACCTTTTGCTAACCCACCTTTCAATAAGTTATCTATACCAGTTATACCTATGGGAATTGGGTGTCTAAAATCATCATCCAATACCTCATCTAAATTAAAAAAAACATCTGCAGTTCCCGTATCAACTTCCCCCACTTGTAACGCTTCTCTAACCATTTCTTCTAAGTGGTCATAAGATTCAAAATCACCTTTATCGATAATTTTTTGAGCTTTAGACATAACTTTCTGTAATTCTTGTTGTTTACAGAACTTTAACGCCTTTTCTTGAACGTATTGGTACCCATCTTCAGGTGCTTCAATTACCTGAGTTATCATATCTAAGACCATTTTTTGAGCCATAGGTGATGAAACTTCAGATTTAGTGATTTGTTCGAGTGTTGAGAATGAAGGAGCGTGCTCATATTTGTGATAATACTCCTTGGTCATCTGCATGATTAACTTAAAATATTGATTGTCAAAGTACTTAGGTTCCAACACATCTACAATAGAACTTGCGAAATCCTTATAAAGGATAATATTGTTAAGTATTTGTAATTGAAATGTATTACCGAGGTAACCAAAATTCTTTTCTTTTGACATATTTTATTCTGTTTTAATCTGTGTTTGTAAATTATAAATATGGGTAAACTAACGAATGCCCCAAGTACTCGTAAGTTAAATTTTCACTTGAAAAAGTGTCAGTTAAGTTACGAAGTAACTTTTTTAGGTGTGGGCGTACATCCACAGTGTATCTAGTCTTTGGTGGGTATAATTTAGCGTCCCAAATTCTATGACAAATTGTCTCATCTCCTATCTTAAGGTATATGTTAAAATACTCATCACCTTCAGTATTTGAAGTCTCTAACAATTCAGGATTCATCATAATTTGACCAATGTTCTCAGCAAGGTAGTTAGATGATTTAATCTTTAAATCTTCTTGAATGACTTCAGAAGCATTTCTAAGTACCTCATAAAGTTCAACACTCCCCCTGGCCTTAGGGTTATACCCTCTGACATTAAAATACCTCTGTACGACAAAGTTGTCATTTAGAGTCATTAAGAACTCTAATTTGGTTGTTTCTGTTTTTTCTTTCATATTAAACGTTTTTTAGTTTTAAATCTTCTTTTTTCTTTTCTTGTTAATTTCATAAAAGGGGTCAAAAATTCAACCCACGCATTGTCATGTTTTGGTAGATACTTAAAAATTCCATCACTCATCATCATTCTCATTAGGTTTTTATATCCTCTACCATCAGGGTCTAAATTTTCTGTATGGTACTGTTCAATAATCACTTTTGAGTCCTCGGTTAATAAAGGTTGAGACAAATCTACGAGTTTTTTATTGATTATAAAAAATTCTTCACCATAAATTCCTCTTTTTGTTTTTCCTGAGAGTAAATTTTGTAGTGCTCGATTGTCTTTATCATTTTTATGTAGTTCCTCTGCATGTTTTAAAATATCGTCAATAGTTACGACACTATCAACTATCTCAGGGAATAACTTAACAAATGTTTTTTCACCCATATATCTGATACCATCAATATTATCTGATTTATCACCAGATATGATTTTAAATGTTGCTATGTTTTCATGTGGGATTGAGATATCCTTTAAAGGTACCAAATCTCCATTTCTAAGGGTTATCTTCTTCATCGGTTGGTACACTTCCACTTTATCGGAGATAAGTTGTGTGAGGTCCTTATCTGAAGAATAGATAGTCTTATATTCGTCTTCAGATATTTGGCAATAGTATGCGATTAAATCATCACTCTCAGTGTTTTTAACAGAAACTTGCCTGATAAACATTTCTTCAAGATATGATTTAACTTGTTGTACCTGCCATTCAAACGATTCCTTTTTAGCTTCGTTTAATGTCTGTTTACGATTTCCCTTATATTCTGGTGAAATAAGTTTTCTTTGGGATGAGTTGTTTTCCCCATCCCAAAACACAATCACTTTATCATGATTGTGTTCATTAAGAAACTTTTTGATTGTGTTAACGAAATGATATAAACCCCCAATATGTTTTCCGTCATGGTAGAAATCTCTTACTCCATGAAAACCTATTTTAAATAAATTATTTCCGTCAATTAATAATGTTTTAACCACTTTATTTGTGTTAAATTGTTACTGTTCTTTTTTTTCTTCTTCTAACTTAAAGTCACCTTCAACTCCGATAACCTCTTTCCAATACTCAGATTGCTCACTTTTGTATTTTTCAATTGATTTTTTTTCCTCAGTACTCTCTTTACCTGCTATGAATCCGTGAGGAGTTACAATTATTTTTCCATCCGCATATCCTAATCCATTGATATGATTTTTCATTACCGATATTTTTGTTCTGGAAGCGAACTTTACTTTTCTTTTGTTCTTAACTGCAGCTATAGTGGTAGTACCCGCATCTTTTTGATTACCAAATAAGAAAACTAAAGAAGAATTTAACCAAATCGCTTCACCTCCTTTGCTCTTTATCTTAGGTTGTCCAAATGGATTATCAGGAAGTTGTACCCAAGGTTGGTTAACAATTAATAAAGTATTTTCATACTTAGAATCTGCTCTACGTGAGCCCGAAATTCTTTGGTTGATACCCATACCTATTTTATCTGCTAATGTAGACGCATTATGCATTTTACCACCTTTACCATCAAAAGTCATTTTACATGGTACCGAACCTACTGAATCCCATAAGAATAATAAGTCGTAATCCAATTCACCTTTAGACTGAGCATCTAATAACTCATTAATAAAGTCAGTTATTTGTTCAATATAATTAAAATTATTATTAAAAATAAAGAACCCGTCCCAATCTAATTCACCTGTTTCTTCATCGACCACTTCATCACACTCGAAACCCAT